CTCAGCCATTATGCGAACCCTGTGTCAAAGCCAGTAGAAAATCCGTCAATCGTCTTGCCGTAGTGGTACCCGTCGAGCACTTCCGCTGGCTCATAGCCCACAAAGGCGGCGGACTCTTCTGGGGTCAGTTTTTCGAGCGTGATTCGTTGCGCCTGAGTCTGCCGCACGGCATAGACCCCGCGCACATGGTACAGGCTATCGTCGCCCTCGACCTTGACGATCCCGAATGGGTCGACCGCCACATAGAGCGCCACCGTCGCCACGGCTCCAGATCGAGAATCAATGTGCGCCTGAGGCGCCGTCCCGACGTTCTGCTGGTCCGAGATCGTGTCAAGCCGACCCCAATAGACGCCCGTTTGAACGTATACGGGACGCACAAAGCCGTCCGCCCCCGCCTCCTGTCGCTCGTAGAAGGTCAGGCGCTGATCAAGGAGGCCGGGAGCTACGTACATCAGCCAGCCACCGCGAGCTTGAAGGACCGGAGTACCTTAAGCACCCGTGCCGCCGTGTCCCGTGAAACATCCCAGTCAATCGCCGTCCCAGCCGCCGACTCCCGCGAGGCGTTCGGGGTACGCTTTTGATATAGGTCTGCCGCCAGATCGATGATGCACTGGCTCAGGATAGGCTCTATTCGGGCGTAATCGCCCCGTAGAGACAATCCGCAGTTGGTGGTGATGGTGTAGGGGCCATACGGGAAGGAATAGCCCTCATTGGCGTAAATAACGCCAGACGCGGTATTGATAGTGTATTCGGCAGACGCTACGGTCGTGCCCTCGCTATCAACAATTGTCGCCGTGGTATTGATAGGCCGTTGCGGGAACACAAGGGAGGTGCAGACGTACCCGCTCAGAGTGGTGGCGCGGTCCACCGCCGTGGTGCTGACTGCCGTGATCGGGGCGTCCGTCCAGACTTCCAACTGCGCCTTGGCGCGGTCCAGCAGGGCTTGGAGCAACGTGTTTTCCGCGTTGCTCTCGATCCGAAGGTAGGATTTTAGGTCACTGACGGTAGGGAGGGCCATTGCGCTTTGCCTCGGTCAAGATGTCTGCGTACTTCTTCCCCACTACCGGATAGTCGTGGTGCTTCCGGACATACTGATGGACACGATCGGCTTCCGCCGCATAAAACTTACGGTCTTGCGCCAGTTTCGCCAAGACCACGCGAAGCTGAGACTCGTTGTTCGCCACCGTCCATGGCACCGGAATCCCGAGTTTGACGAGATCCTTCTGCGCCTCTGGATCGCCAGCGATTACCGGCTTGCCCATCGCTCCGCCCTCCAGCCCAGACCCCTGTATGCCGAGCCAAAAGCTGTCAAACACCGCATCGCAGGACGCCTTGAGTCGCAGAGCGGCGCCATGCTCCATGTTCTCAATGAGCACGGGCTCGATATTGATATCGAAGTGCATCTTCAGGTAATCGCACGCCCGAAGGAACTCGATGGTCCCCTTGATCTGCCGACGAGTCGGACTGTGTGCAACGCGAAATGCCTTGCCCTCGACCTTCTCTTCCACTGCCAGTCGCTGATAGTCATCGACCGGCATCGGGATAGGCAACCAATGCTTGACATTGAATCGGTGATGATAGGGCCGCGCCCCAAACACCACGGCGTCCATGCGGTCATCGTTACCGCCCTCGTTGACCTGAATCGAACCCATCGGGTTCTGCGGGTCTACTGAGCCGTGATAAGTCAGCGCCTGAATCAGATCGCCTCGCGTGCCCTGTCGAAGGACGTTCCGCAGGACAAAATAGTTCATGTGACTATGCACTACGTCTGCCGTATCATACAGCAGTTGAATCGTGTCGTAATCGACCTCGACATCCCACTGCCGCAGATCGCAGTGCTTATTGGTGTGCCCGTACCGCACAAAGGCCGACACCACGCCCGGAACACTATTTGCCGCCGAATGATAGCGGTAAACCGATGAACCCGGATCGTAGGCCGTAATCTGCAACACCTTCAACGCGGTGGGATCGTATGGCACCGACGCATACGAGGACGGCACCAAGTTCGGCGATAATGTTCGCCCGACACTGGCCCACGCTCGGTCAATCTGCGCCTGAGTTGCCACTAAACCCTCCGCCGAATACTCCTCAGCTTGTTGAGCCGAGATGGTAATCCACGTTCGTCGTGGAGCACGGCTCAATCTATTTGATACTACACGAACAAGTACTGATACCTCTGTCGGAAGCTCCGAAGCGGCTGGGGCAAAAGCCCCAGCCGCAACGGATACTTCAGACTGCTTCCGCTTACGAGGTCGCGTTGTCAAGGACAACAAACGGCGAGTGCTCGTCAACCTTGTTGCCCGAGCCGTCAATGGCGTAGGCATAGGTCGAGGTCGGGAGCGGAATGCCGCCAGCCCGAGCCACGAAGCGGTACGTGGTGATGTCGTTCACGAACTTGTAGTGGATCGAGGACTCCACGGTGAGCGCCTGACGGAGCCCCATCGCGTAGAAGTCGCCGTTCACCAGCGCCACATCGCCCTCGGTCCCAAGCGTCGGGAGGAGGTCCGTGACAATAACCGGGAGCCCGAGGAGGGTCATCTGCGGCTTGTCGCGGAGGTTCGGAATCCACGTAACCATCGTGTTGTTCGTGGTCTGCATCGCGAACAACTGGGCCAGCACGCGGCGCGAAATCATCCACACCGAGTTCGGGCCATGGGTATGCCGCTCGTACATGGCGAACGCATCGACCGCCTTGAACTGCGAGGAGGTGTTGCGAAGGACCTTAAGGAGCGCGGTGTTGTTCGTGTTGAACGCACCAAGCGGCATGGACGAGCCAGTGCCATCGATGGTGATGTCCTCGTTGATCTTATTGATGGTCTGCCCACCAACCGCCGCCGTGACCTCAGCCGGAAGCTCGCCGGTGAAGTCATCCCCAAGGAGTTCGTCGCCGAACTCGGTGATCGCGGCGTACTTGTACATCGTGAGAATCCGCTGACCGAACGACGGCTCGCGGCTCGGCTTGGTCGCGCCCTCGCCAACGATGGTCACGTCAGCAATCTTACCCGCCATCGGGCGATTCAGGGTCGAGGTACCCTCGTCCTGCAGGAGGTACGGGATGCGGAGCGAACGCCCCGGCACGTTATAGCGACGGGCATACTGGAAAAGTCCGGGCTGGGCATTGCTCACCGAGAAGATCTCGGGAACCTGCGTCAGCGGAAGGAGGTACTCACCACCGTTAGTCGAGCCCGTAATCGTACGAGTCATCATATCCACGGTGCGGAGCGCCTCGGCCTCCTTGGAATTCGCCGGACCCTTCGCCACGGCGCGGACGTACGAGCCGATGGACGGGAATGCCTGAACGAGCACGGAACGAACCTTCTCGTTGGCATCCTTCATGCCAGCAAACTCGGTGCGCTCGCCAACGTCCATGCGCGTGAGCCCCTCGTCGCCACCCTGACGGGCGACCTCGGCATCAGCGGTGAACTCAGCGGCGGTCTGCGCGCGCATCTCAAGCGCACGGATGTCAGCAGTACGCTTCTCGACTTCCTCAGCGGTGAAGCTGGCAGTCGGGTCCATCAGCTCGCTACGGAGCTTGTGAGCCTGCTCGCGAAGCTCATTCGCGGCACGGTTCTTGGAAACAAGAGGGGACTTCATGGTTGTAATCTCGCTTACTTTGGCACGATAAAAGTCGACCGTACCGCCTTGATACGGTCCTCCAACTCAACGTACCGTGCCGTGCTCTCGGTCGAGGTAGGCGTCTCTAGAACCACGGGGGTTGCAGAGGAGGCCGTCTCGGTGGCGACAGGCGTGGGCTTGTACGTGTCCAGCAATGCCGTCCGCGTCTCGACTGGGAGCGCATCCAATGCGACCCGGGCGGCAATCAAAAGAAGGTCAGCATCCGTGCGCTCGGACACAGCCTCCTGCACTTCTTCCTCGTTACGGGCCGATGCGATCTCGGCCCCCGGCACGGCTGGCATAGGCGTGATGGACACCTCGCGCAATTCGATTTCGGTAAACCGCTCGACCGGCTTTTCGCCGACCATCACCATCTCGGACGCCCGAGGCACGAAGCCAATGCTGAACCCCGTTGAGGCGCCCGAGGCCAGCACGGCCTTGACGTACTCCAGCGCGGCCCGACCATCCGCTGTATCAAAGATGTCCGCCGTCATGACCAGCGCATCGCCGACATCCTGCATCTCGGTAATGACGCCAACGTGCGCCTTTGAGGTGCGCTCGTGATCCATGAGCAGAGGCACTTTCCGCGCCGCCACCTTCGTATCAATCGACCGCTTCGCCGACTTTCGGGCAAACATCGTCTGGTAACTATCCACGACCTCGTAGGTCAGGGCCACGCCAGACACCCGTCCAGCGATTCCGGGCGGCAGATTGGCTTCGGCGCGAACCTCTAGGCTCGCGTCGGTCATGTGCCACAGCTTCTCGCGGACG